ATATTCTTCCGTTGCTATAGCCATACCAATCGCATTCTTAGCCATAGCTATTGGAGAATATCCGATAAGTCCATCAAAACCTAGACCTGGAATGTGTAGTACTTCATCCTTTGTTAGAATATATTCTTGACCTTCTTTGTTATATAGATAGTAAATTTCTCCCTTTTCGCTTCTATTTACTGTCATTTTGTCAGGCAATAAAGGATAAAGTGCTATAACCTTACCTCTACCATCTCTAATAATTTGAGAATAAGAATTTCCCCATAATAAAAGATGACCCATTAGTGTTTCTCTGAACACAAATGAAGTCATCTCGGGATTTGGTGCATTAGAAAGCAAATTATATAATGGGTGCTCTCTAGCTTTTTGCTTACCACCTTCCGTATATCTATAAGTGTGTAAAGGAAGTGAAGCTATAGTTTCAGCTAATATTCTAACACAAGCGTAAACTGCAGTAGTTTGCATAGCTGTTCTTTCATTCACTGTTTTTCCACTTGTAGTATTTCCAAAGAAAAAACTATAAGTATTACCAAAGAAACTATTCTTAGGTTCAGCCCTTGATTTAAAAAGCTTTGAAATTATTTTTATTATAATCACCTCCTGAAAATGGGCATGAAAAAAGCACCTCAAGTGAGATGCTATAATTTATTAGATAGCCACTTTTCATAATATGTCCGATGTAAATGCTCAAACCATTGTGAAGATAATAAATAATCTTTACCATAAATAGAGATTGTATATGAATAGTACCTTGGATAGTTATTGTCATCTCTTTTCAATTCGTCAATATTGCCCCCGATAGGTACTTCTTTAAGTACTGGAATATTAGCATTAAATATTTGTTTTGAATAATCGGGTTGGGTCATTTTTTCTATCTCGTCCATTGAAATCTTTTCGTTTCTAAATAACTCTCTCATTGTTGTTTGGACTAATTTGCCTATTTTAAGTTCCTTCAATGTTTCATCAGTAAGCATTGATTCAATATTCTTCTCTTCTTTTTTATTTCTAATCACCTTTTTTGCTTTAATTGATCTACTGGCCTTTTCAGAAAACATACTATACATTTGATAACTTCGTAAAAACAGTTCAGATGTATCGGATATTCCTCCACTAGCTAATAATATAGGTTCTAAGACTTTTCCATTAAATTCCTCATTTGCTATAAGTCTTGTAGTAAAGTTTAATCCTAATGTAGCCAATATACTATTAAGTTCATTAAATTTAGGTGCTAGGTCCTTTATGATGACAGGGTTTATTTTAGGAGATGCAAATATTATTTCAGCAGTATCTTTACCAATGTATCCAAAAATACACATTGCTGTTCGAATACATTTTTTAATAACCCTTGTAATGGTTTCTTCTTTAGTACCATAATTTAAGCCTGCCTCGTGAAAAGCAACATCTATAGCATAGATATGATTACCTTCTTCATCAATTGAAATCCCAAGAACATCTATCTCTGCTTGTATAAGCAATTGACTTAGCGAATTATTTTTGTAAATTAAATATCCATACTTATCCTCAAAATAAGAGTTAGTTCTTTCCATTATTTCAGCTAACTTATCCTCGTTTTTTAAATCCCACTTTGGGGAAACCTTCCAGTTAGTCTGTACTATTTGACACTCTTTTACATGTCTTAACCATGAATATAGTAATGATTCACCCATTTCAATCTTCATAAATACCAACCCCTTTTATCTAATTGCTTTATACTAATGTTCCTATTTAACCCACTATTCTCCTTATCACAGATTGCCAACCTTAACACGTGTTCCAAAAGAATGCTCATACTAACAATTGAGCTAAAATAGTTCCCAAACAAGAATGAAGTTATACTCTCTAAATAAATCATATTAATAGAAGGTTCTATCCAAGGCAATGGTTCTGGTAGATCCTTAAAATTTTGGGCAGCATTTTTACATGTAGTTTTAAAAAATTCTCTATCAACACTCCTACTTATTTTCATAACTTCTGTTTTCCTTTATATGGAGACTCAATATTGATTATAGCTGTACTTTAAATCTGCCAGTATTAATTCTGTCCAGCAAATCTTTTGCCTGACTAGCGGCTTCAGGAAACTCTTTTTTTAATCGTTTAGAGTTAGTAGCTATTTCTAATGCTTCTATTACCCTTCCCGCCTTAATAATCCTATATAGAGCATTTACTCTAGTCCTTGTCCCACTAATCTCTTTATCAAATGTATTTTCTCCATTGTCATATATTTCTTCTATTAGTTTGGTCTTTAATAGATCATCGTCTAATTCATCAATCCTTAATAAAAATGCTTCCATATAAAGTGCTACAAACCATAAACCTGCAGATCGATATGAATTAATAAATTGCTTATCTGTAATAGACTCTTTCATTATAAATCCCCCCAATATTATTAGTACTTATATTATAACATATATTAATGAGTACAGATTAAGCAATTAATAATTATCAGCTGTTTCTAACTATTAACAATCAAGCCATGTCATATAATCAAGATTCCTCTCTCGTCATATATACTCCCACTATATCCTTTGTTTCTTATTGCCCTATCAAGTGCCATTATAGTAGCAACTATACCATCTATTTTCTCTGTACTTTTTTCTTTATCAGGTTTTATGTTTCCTGCAGGGTCAGTCTTTACATAAACATTATCCATCATCCATCTTAATACTGGATTTCCACCATGGGCTATTCGCTTTTCTAATGTTAGTTTCATTAGTTCTTTAGTAGGTGGACTCATATCCTTATATCCTTGTCCAAAAGGAACTACTGTAAAGCCCATATCATCTAAGTTTTGAGTCATTTGTACTGCTCCCCATCTATCAAATGCTATTTCTCTTATATTGTACTTTGTTCCTAATTCCTCTATAAAGTTCTCAATAAATCCATAATGAACTACATTACCTTCAGTGGTTTTAATATAACCTTGTTTCTCCCATACATCATAAGGAACATGATCCCTTCTTACCCTTAACCTTAAATTTTCCTCAGGTATCCAAAAGTAAGGAAGTACAATATATTTATCATCTTCATCCAGAGGAGGGAAAACAAGTACAAAGGCAGTTATATCTATAGAGCTTGAAAGGTCTAAACCACCATAACATTCTCTACCTATTAACTCATCAGGGTTTACTTTAAAATTACATTCATCCCATTTATCCATTTGCATCCATCTAGTAGATTGTTTTACCCACTGATTAAGCCTTAACTGTCTAAATAAGTTCTCCTCTGCTGGATTTTCTTTTGCATTATTAAAGGCAATCCTTACTTTTTCTATATCTATGGTATGTCCTAATGAGGGGTTAGCCTTATACCAATTTCTCTCATCTGTCCAATCATCGTCATCTTTTATTCCATAGATTACGGGATAAAATGTTGGATCAATTTTTCTTCCTTCTATAATATCTATTGCTTTTTGATGTACTTCATAACATATAGAGTTTCTATCTGTACCAGCAGTTGTAATAAGAAAAAACAAAGGCTGAAGCCTTGCATCACCACTTCCCTTAGTCATTACATCAAATAACTCTCTATTAGGCTGAGCATGGAGTTCATCAAATATTACTCCATGAACATTAAGTCCATGTTTTGTGTAAGCTTCAGCCGATAGTACCTGATAAAAACTATTAGTTGGCTTATAAACTAATCTTTTTACTGACATTATTGGCTTTATCCTCTTTTTTAGTGCTGGACATTGATCTACCATTTCTACAGCTACATCAAATACTATTGAAGCCTGCTGTCTATCGGCTGCACAACCATAGACTTCAGCACCCCATTCTCCATCTCCACAGGTTAAATATAAAGCAACTGCTGCAGCTAATTCAGATTTCCCATTCTTTTTAGGTATTTCAATATATGCTGTATTATATTGTCTATAGCCATTTTCTTTAACTGTGCCAAATATATCTTTAATAATTTTATCTTGCCAAGGTAGCAAATCAAAAGGTACACCTCTCCATTGACCTTTGGTATGTTTTAGATTATTTATAAAGTTTACGGCATGTTTCGCTTTTCTCTCATCAAATATTTTAACCACCACCCTTTATAAGCAGTAGTTCCATTGGATCATCGTTTTCAACTGCTCCCTCAACTGAAATCCTGCTTCTTGATGATGGAGTAAGACCAAATTGTTCACAAAATTTATTCATAATCTTAAGGTAAGTTTGGGCTATCGATACCTGTGGCACCTGCTGCCAATAACCTGAAGGAGTTTTTACAATTGTTCCATGCTTAGATATAAATTCTTCAGCTTCCTTCCATCTAGCGTAAGCCTGGCAATATCCAGCAAAAGCAGCCATATCTATTTCTGTTAAAATTCCTAAATGCTCTAATTGTTTAGATAGTCTCTTCCATTCCTTCTTTGCTTCAGGCTCAAGCCATGATGGACATCTTGGTGCTTTCTTTTCAGGTTTAGGTTCATTGTTGTTTAATGGTCTTTTTCCTGGATTCCCTTCAAGTTCCTTTATTGCTGTAGGTTTAGGTTTTCTTCCTCTCTGTGTCATAGGTATCACCTCCAATCAAAAAGAGCCCTTTCAGGCTCCTAAAGTTGTTAACAGAATTCTATTTTTTCTTATCTTTAAAACCAATTCCCTTAAAGTTATAATTTCCTTTCCGTACTTCTTCAATTTCTCTATCTCTTGCCTTATTGTAATCCTTATGTTTAGTTTCTTCATCTTTACATTTCATACAAATACAATCCTCATTAAACATGGACATTATTCTTCCATCTTGTAAATCCTTTCCACATCTATCACAATTTTTCTTAGTAAAAAATTTATCCATATAAACACTTCCTTTGCAGTTTTCAATGGGGTTATTGTACTAAGACCCCTTTTAAAATCCCTTACATGGGAGACTGTGGCCTTGACTTTCGTTGTTTTTGCTAATATCAAGAGCTTCTTTGAGATATTTCAAATCAAATCCAAAAACCCTATAACCTTCCTTGACTGTTGCTAAATAATTCTTGCTTGGCATATTTAAGCTAATTCTATCTTTAATTTTATCCGTCATAATATAAACCATTGCCTTTACTAATTCACCACTATCAAGTTCTACTTCTACATCTTCTTTGTAGTAAAAACTTGGATAACCTTCATATCTATCAAGTGCTACTTCATCGCTAGGTTTTATTTCCCAAATAACTACTGGTACTTCTGAGTTCTTTTTTGACTCTATAGTTAAATAGGCATTGTTTTTACTTCCTCTAAAAAGTAATCTATACCTTTTCAATTTTCCTTTCCCATATACTTTAGCTGTAGGACAGCGATGACTCATTTGCTTTAAATTCAGATTAGAACCATAAGCTACATATAACCTTTTTTTCATTATTTCTCATCCTTTCTCTCGCCACAGTTTCCCTTGTGTTGGCTTTGTCTTAGGCCCTTGGACCTACCTACCACCTTAAGAGGGGTCTCCCCCTCGGTGGTTTAACTATGCGGATTCCTGAAATCTCCAAGCTGCAGAACCTTCTAGGTGTTTGCAAAGGTGTTCTCTTGGATTTTTAAATACTTCTCCAATGAATCCAATCCTGTTAAGCCATGTTCGCATTGCAAATTTGGGATTTTCAATTTGTGGTTTTTTACTACTTGCACTCTTTTGTGTTAATGCTTGATTATTAATGGCTAGGCTTAAGAGAATATATGTCCTTATTTTTCCTGCGTGAAGCGTTCCGTTAAATCCTCTAAGTTCAATCGTTCCAACTCCATTGAAAAAGCTGTGTAAGTTTAAGAAGTGATACCTACTTTCATGGTAACATCTGCTTCTATCTGAATAATAACCTTCATACCAAATTTCCTCAATTTCTTCAAATGTTCTTGGCTTTTTCTTGTTCATACTTTCTACTAGCCTTTTGTCCATTTTCTTGCAGTACTTCATTCTTTCTCTTTCTATTTGAAGGCTATCGTAAAGTAAATCATTTCTTGAGTAAATTATGTTTACAAAGTTTCTAAGGCTTCTTGGAGAATGGTCATTTCCATTTAGGTGAATGTGTATCCCTGTACGGTTTTGCTTTTCTGAAAATGCTCCGGTCTTTCTTAAGACTCTTACAATCTCTTGAAGAATTTTTATATCTTGCTCATAGGTCAAGATTGGACTTACTAGTTCTACGCTATATTCTCTTCCTGCTGGAACTTTCTGTCCATTCACTTTTCTTTGGGTAATTATGCTTCCGTCATATACTACTTCCCAAACCCTTCCATCTGGTGAGGTTACTTTGTAATCTGCACCATTCTTTTCCATTCTACCTTCTAAATATTCAGCTATAACTTTTGCTGCCTTCTGCCTTGTAATTCCTGTAAATTCAATTTCAATCCCAAAGTTCTTCGAAAGCATTTATTTTCCTCCTTTTGGTGTGTTTTTCGTTACATACATATATCACTCTAAAGGAGATAAATAGCAAGTACTATTTTTTAAATAAACACAGTATTTTACAGTACTTCAACATATTCAGATATAATTGCTAAAGCTTCAATATAGCTTCTAGAATTAATGATTCTCTCTATCATTTCCTTTGCTTCTTCCTCCATACCTGTTTCTTTTAAAGTTTTAGAAGCAATACTCATTAAGTTAAAAATATTTCCATCCTCTCCGATTAACTTGCATTTAGGCTTCATAACCTTCACCTGGCTTTCTAAAGGCTCCATTTCCACTTAAGTTTTGAAGCAATAATTTTCTAGTACTTTTATACTCATTACCTGTCATTCCAAGTCTTATGAGCCATGTTCTAAAAGCATATTTTTCATTATCTGTATTAATTGGCTTTGCTGATGCATACTTAAGCTGCTTAGCTGTGTTATTTAATAGGCTAAAGAACTTTGTAATTTCACCTATTTCTTCAGGTACTAATCCTTGTTTCTTTATAATAAAAGTTATTGTATCCTCATTAAAACTTATTCCTTTGCAGTTTTCTCTCCCTAGTTCTTCCAGGATATATAAGAAGTCTTTTGTAGTTTCAAAATCAATGTTATTTATTGCACTTATAAAGTATTCTTCTACAAAATTATCCTCAACTCCAAGTGCTTTTTTAATTAAAAATTGTCTACTATAAATCATGTTCACTAGATTTTTCAAAGTTGACCCAGTATGATCTTTCATTGGTAAGGCGATCTCTAAATCAGTAGTTTCTAGATTATTGCTTATGATGGCTTCTAAATTCACTTCATCACCTGATTCGTTTATTATCTTCCCATCCCT